CACAGGGTGAGCAAACCTCTGACGTCGGAACGGCCTTGCGCCGTGCAGTCGGGCAAAACGCGAGCGGCCCGATCTACTCCTACCTCTGCCGCAAACCGAAGGATTGGCACGAGGCCGATCAGAGGCAGAAGCAGGAGCGAAACGATCGCATGATGGAGCACATCCGGGGCGGAAAGTCGCCCATGGACATCTCCACACGCGGTCAGCCCGGCAAGGGGCTCTCTCAATCTGACAACGTGTATGGCGCCGAGGGCATCAGCCTTCAGGAGCATCGCACGAGGTCATAACCTCAACAGGAAACCAAATGGCAAACTCTGATACTCCGTTCGGGTTCAAACCCGCACGGAAGCTCGGCGCCATGAACACCACGGGCGGCGTGAACCGCTATTACCGTGGTACTGGCGACGCGAACAACCTGTTCATCGGTGACCCGGTGGACCTCGGCGGCACGGGCGACACGGCGGGCGTTCCCTCCGTTGTCCGCGCTACGGCCGGCTCTGGCGGCTATGCCGTCGGTGTCGTGGTCGGCATCGAGAACAACACCTCCGACAACCTTGGCCGGACCTATCTGCCGGCTTCGACGGCGGGGTATGTGCTCGTGTGCGATGACCCGGATGAGGTGTTCATCATCCAGGAAGATTCCACCTCGGCCGCGCTGGCTGTCACGGATATCGGCCTCAACGCCGACTTCGTGATCGGTTCCGGCAACACCACGACCGGCATCTCCGCAACCGAGCTGCAGACCAGCTCGATCAACACCACCAACACGCTGCAGCTTCGCGTTCTGGGCCTCTACCCGGACCAGAAAAACGAAGTTGGAACGAACGCCAAGTGGCTGGTTCGTTTCAACCTGCACCGCGCACGCTACACCACGGGAGCCTAAGCCATGACCGAAGTCCGTGGTACACTGCCCAAGGCACTATGGCCGGGCGTCAAGGCTTGGTGGGGTCAGGAATACACCAAGCATCCGGAAGAACACAAAATGGTGTTCGAGCTGGATACCTCCGAGAAGAACCACGAGGAGGAAGTTGAACTGGCGGGCATGGGCCTCGCCTCGGTCAAGTCGGAAGGCGCGTCGTCGATCTACGACAACCTCCGTCAGGGCCCGGTGACCTACTACACCCACCTGAACTACAGCCTCGGTTTCATCGTGACCGAGGAAGAGTTCGACGACAACCAGTACGAGAAGGTCGCCAAGGCCCGCACGCAGGCCCTTGCGTTCTCCTTCCGCACGACCAAGGAAGTGGTGGCGGCCAACATCCTCAACCGCGCCGGCACGTCGGGTTACACTGGCGGCGACGGCAAGACGCTCCTTGCGACGGATCACCCGCGCATGGACGGCGGCACCTACGCCAACCGGACGACGGCTTACGCCGACCTGTCCGAGGCGGCGGTCGAGGACCTGCTGAAGCTGATCATGAAGGCCGAGAACTCCGTCGGCTTCCCGATCGCGCTGATGCCGAAACGCCTGATCGTTCACCCCGACCTGGCGTTCGATGCGACCCGCATCGTCAAGAGCACCCTGCAGAGCGGCACGGCGAACCACGACGTGAACGCGATGAAGGAGATGCAGATCTTCAGCGAAGACCCGATGGTCTATCACTACCTGACGGATGCGGACTCGTGGTTTATCACCACGAACGCGCCGAACGGGCTGAAACTGTATCAGCGCAAGAACCGCGTGATCCGCCGCGAAAGCGAGTTCGACACCGACAACCTGAAGGTGAAGGGCATCGAGCGCTTTTCTGTTGGCTGGACGGACCCGCGCGGGGTTTACGGAAGTCTCGGCGCTTGAGAATAACTGTCTAACTGTGCTAGTATTTTTCGGTTAGGCTCTGTCCAACCCTAGTGGTCCGGGCTATAGTCTGGCATGCCCAGAATTGAACCCGGACCACCTTGCGTTATTTGTTCAAAACCGAGTGTCGCAAAGAACCTCTGCGCGACGCACTACAAGCGATTTTCGCGTCACGGCCACGTTGATCAAACGAGGGCAAGTGACTGGGGGGCGCGAGAGAAACACCCGCTCTACGGAAAATGGACTTGGATGCGGCGGAGCAAACTTGGTTGCTCTGAAGAGTGGAAAGATTTCTGGTTGTTTGTTGCCCAAATGGGTGATGCGCCAGAAGGAAGATTTTGGTTGAAACGTCGGGATAAAAGCCGACCATTCAGTTTGGAAAATTGTTATTGGGCTGTGCCTGTTGCGTCATTGCGCAAAGAATCGACTCTCGCTGAGAAAGCTTCGCGGCAACGCGCTTGGACGGCAAAAAACAAGCTACGCGTGAAGAATACCGAACTGAAACGCAGTTTTGGAATTACGCTTGCTGATTATGACCGGATGCTGGAAGAGCAAAACGGCGTGTGCGCTGTTTGCGGTCAACAGGATAAGCACTATCGGTTAGCGGTCGATCACTGCCACACCACGAATAAAGTTCGCGGGCTGCTTTGCAGCCCATGCAATCTAGGAATTGGAAAGTTTAAGGACCAACCAGACCGGTTGGAAGCGGCAGCCGCTTACCTAAGACGATCCGCAGCTTGAGAGCCTAGCCATGGGCATGATCAGAACCCCGCCCATTCGCATCTGCCAGCGGACGGGGTTCAAGGTTCCGGCATCCGAGATGCGTCAGGAATGGACCGGGCTATGGGTCTGGGCGCCCTATTGGGAGCCGAAGCATCCAATGCTCGACCAGCAGCCTCCCCGTGGTGAACGGATAAAACCGGACGCCACGGGACCGGGCTCTGACAGGCACCTTGAGCCGGGCGAAATCACACGGGAGGACCTCTGATGGCTACGTCTGGCGTCCGCGACAGTTCCAACATCGCGACCAGCATAATCACGCAGGCGCTGCGCAAGATACAGATCGGAGTTGGCGGTGAAACGCTGGCTGACGAGTATGCATCTGCCGGCGTCGATGCGCTGAACACGCTGATCCGTACATGGGCTGTCGATGGCGTCAGGCTGTGGCTGAACGAGACGCAGACCGTGACACTTGTGGCGGGGACATCGCAATACACGCTGTCCCCGCGCACTCTTGAAGTTTTCCAGGCATATCGCCGTTCCGATGGGACAAACGATATTCCTGTGCGCATTTTCACGCGGGAAGAATACTCCCGCCTTCCAAACAAGACGACGACGGGAGCGCCTTACGCGGTCTGGATTGACCGCCGGATTGGGACAAGCGTCGCCACGGTTTATCCGGTTCCGACATCGGCGGAGGTAGCTTCGTCCATGACCCTCCGTCTGGATGTGAAACGCCAGATCGAGGACGTGACCGCGACAACCGAGGAAATCGAGTTTCCGCCGGAATGGCTCAAGGCGCTGATCTACAATCTGGCGGTGGAACTGGCGCCGGAGTTCAACAAACAGCCGTCCGAGCTGGTCATCATGCAGGCGATGGAGAGCTACAACCTGCTTCGCGGCAATGACCGTGAGGGCTCCGTCTATATCCGCAGGGCGCCGCAATGGCGTTGAATATCCCGTTGGCGACAGCGGCGGCCAATGCCACGGTGGCGGGCCTGCCGGACAAACGCTGCCACAACGTCTATCTCGAGCCGGACCCGACGGACCCGAAGAACGAGACGGTGCTGGTCGAAACGCCCGGCAGCCTGCAGCGCAATGACTTCTCAGGGGCCTGCCGTGGCATGTGGCAGGCGGATGGACATGCCGGCGGCAAGATTCTCGTGGCGCATGGAACGACCATGGCCACCTATGACATCGGGACGAATACGGCAGGCACGCTGACCGGCTCGACGGCGGGCACGGACAACGGGGACTTTGCCTTTACCGAGGATGAGGGGTTCGGCCTGTTTGATGGCGACCTCTATGTGTCGGACGGCACCGCGATTGCAGCGGTGACGGATGCGGATTTTGCGACGCTGCTGTCAGATGCAGGCGCGACGGCGTTTACCTCGGTCGCGACGATGGGGCAGCGCGGCCTTTTCACCTACGGCCCGCGCTTCGGGTTCACGGCGGTTCTGGACCTCGATAACACGACGGCGCTGAACTACTACACGGCGGAAAGCTCGCCGGATGATCTCGTAGCTGGCCGCGTGCTGGGGGAGCTTTACTACCTGTTTGGCACGCAGACGATCGAGGTTTGGGCGCAGACGGGCGATGACGCGGACCCGTTCGCGCTTCAGCCTGGCATGACGCAACAGGTCGGCTGCCTGTCGCGGTCCGGCATCATCAAGACCGACAACGCCATCATGTTCGTGGACGTAGACCGGAACATCCGCCGTCTCGGGGTTGGCGGCTCAGAAATTATCTCGCAGCCATGGGTGACGCGGCTTCTCAAGCAGGCAGATGTGGATGAAATCCTCGGCTTTACCTATGTTGATGAGGGCCACATCTTCGCTGGCTGGCGCACGCCGTACGGGACGGCGGTGTTCGACGTGATGAATGCACAATGGCACACGCGCGGCACGCTGAACACGGATACGTGGCGTTATACTCATGTGGTGAAGGCCCAGAGCCGCATCTTTGCCTGCGACGCAACCGGGCAGTTCGATGAACTGAGCCGGGATTATGCCTCGGAGTCGATGCCGAACGCGACGACGACGGGCGATGTGATCCAGCGCATGTTTTCCGCGTTCCTGCCGGCGGGGCATTTCGAGACGATCCCGGCGGTGCAGTTGATCGTGAGCCAAGGCGTCGGGACGTCGGCCAGCGATGCACTCGATCCGCTTATCGGAATGCGCATTTCTGTGGATGGCGGGCAGACATTCACGGCCAAGCGGAACCGGAAACTCGGTGAGCAGGGCGTTTATGATGAAGCCACGATCTGGCGGATGAACGGCTCGGCGCTGCGCCGTGGGGTGGTGTTCCTGTTCGAGAAAACCGACCCGGTAAAAGCGGCTTACAAGGCGCTCCAGAGGGTGGACGCATGAACCAGAAGCAGGTGGCGTCGGCTCGCCGGATTCTGCTGCAATACAGCGACCGGGTGCGGCTCAGGATCGAGCGGGACGGACCGTTGACGACGCTGACACCTTATCTCATCGCCAACCCGGAAACCGAAGGCACGTCAATCACCATCACGCGCGACCTGACCAATGACGCGGCGGTGGCGCAGGCGATGATCAGCAGCATCGAGGCGCTCCTTGGCTGACATCGAAGCCCCTACCGTACCCCCGCAGCCATGGTTTGACCCGAAGACGGGCGCGGCCACCGAAGCGTTCCGCCGGTTCATTCTTGGCGAGCGCGGGCGGGTGACGAACGTCAACAGCGGCGTGGCGCAGGCTCGTGCGGCGGCAGCGCAGGCGCAGACCACAGCCGACGCGGCGGCGCAGGCGGCCAATGATGCTGTCAATGGCACCGCTGGCGGGCCAAGCTTCTATGTGACGATTGATCAGCCTTTCGTGGGCGGTCAGCGGTTTGGCACGGGCTCGGTGACGACAGACACGGCGACGGCAACGCCAACGGGCGGGACGGGGCCTTATACCTATGCCTGGGCCTATGTCTCGGGCGATGCCGGGCTGAGCGCCAACTCTGGCACGTCGGCGGCGACAAGCTGGACCGGGTCGATCACGGCGCTGGGTCAGGACAAGACGGCGGTCTGGCGCTGCACGGTCACGGATTCACTCGCTGCAACCGCGTCATCGACGGTTGGCGTTTCCATCACTGAACTGAGCTAAGGGCAAATCCATGGATTGGATGCAACTCCTGCTGTCGGCGGGCTCCAACCTGCTTGGCGGCTACATGGCTGGTCAAGGCGGGCAAGCTGCGGCGGATGCGCAGACCAACGCGGCGAACCAGAACGCAGCGCTGCAGCGCGAGATTTACCGGGATCAGCGCGGCCTTGCGATGCCGGGCTACATGACCGGTGGCGCAGCGACCAACAAGCTGGCGGCGCTGTTTGGCATCGCCCCGCAGGACTACGCCCGCGCATTCCAGGGCGGGAACAATTACGGGTATGGGACCTACAATCCGAACGATTGGGGCGCGGGCCAGCCGGTGCAGGGCCATACGGGCGGCGGCGGCAACAATCTCGGTGCGGGCATCGCTGCGGGCGTCCTGACGGGCAACCCGCTGCTTGGCCTCGCAGGCGGCATGATCCGCAATGGCGGCGACAACTGGCAGACGCTCGGCACATCGGCCCCGACCGGCTTCGATTATAACGCCTACTGGAACAGCAACCCGGATCTGCAGACGGACGCCAACGGCTGGAACAAGCCGGACGTTCAATCGCTCTTTGGCGGCAACCGTGACGCCTATCTCTGGTGGCACTACAACAACTTCGGCCGCAACGAGGGCCGCACGCTGCCGACCGTCGGCGGTGGCACGGGGACCGGAACGGGAACCGACACCGGAGGCGGGACGGGAACCGGCGGCACGGCCACGGCGACGAACCCGCTGCAGGAGTTCTACGACAGCCCCTACATGAAGCTGGCGACGACGCTGAATAACCAGCAGTTCGACCAGATCAAGGGCCAGATGGGCGCGGCCGGCAAGTCGATCAGCGGCGCGGCGGAAGGCCGGTACGCCAAGACGCTGGCCGGGAACACTTACGGCGCGTTCGGGGATTACACCAACGCGCTGCGCTCGCTGGCGGGCATGCAGCAGACCTCAACCAGCCAGATCGGTAACGCGGCGAGCCAGTACGGTTCGCAGGCCGGAAACGCCATCACGCAGGCCGGAAACGCCCGCGCCAATGCGCTTTCGTCCGCATATCAAGGCTGGGGTCAGGGCATCAGCGGCGCGCTGGGCTCGGTGAGTGACTTCGGCAAATCCAACGGGTGGTGGGACTGATGGCAGTCAACATGCTGATGCCGCAACTCGCAGGTGCGGCGCCTATGGCGGCAAACGATCCGATGGTGCGCGGCGTCTCCGCGCCCGCTCTGGCCGGCGCCGGGCGTCAGATGACGCGCTCTGCCGCTGCCATGCCATCCCCGCAGATGACCCCGGCGCCGCAGCCGAAGAACGCGCTGTTGCAGAGCCTCGGAACCGCGATCGATGGATTCCGGCGCGGCTTTGATCCACAGGGCTGGCAGCAATCGCGCGATACCGCGAAAGCCGACCAGATGGACAAGGCCAAGCAGACCCTTGCGCTGATGCAGCAGCAGCGGTCATTGCCGGAACAGCAGCGCGCGGTGTGGTGGAAGCAGAACGCGCCCGTTATCTCCCAGATCGTGGGGCAGGACGTCTCGCAGATGCCGCTCGACCCCAGCAAGTTCACGGACCAGGCGCTTGATGGCCAGATCGCGGCGCTCTCGGCGCGTCTTGGCATGGGCCCGCCGACGCCGGAGCCGATGACGGCTTACCAGCAGGCGCTACTGAACGCCCCGGTGAAACTGGGCCCCGGAGACGTGCTTGGCACGGTGAAAGACGGCGAGTTCGACCAGATTTTCTCGGTTCCAAACAGGCCGACGGCTGATGGCGCGGATTTGGCGCACGGTGGGGTGCAGTCCGTACAACCTTTGTCGGATGGGCGCCTCCTTAAGATGTTCCGGGACGGGACATCGCAAGTGGTAGAAGACCCGGCTTCTGGAAAGCCAGCCATTGCCCGCCAGAACTACGGCACACTCATGGCTGGCGATACGCCGTATATGTTCAACCGCAACGCGGGACCCGGTACGCTTCAGCAAGTTGTGGCCCCGGAAAAGGTCGGCCAAGATGCTGCAACGGTCGCGGGCATCACGGCTCTCGGCAAGGCCGCGACAGACGCCAAGATCCAGCTTCCGGCGGCAGCCGCGCAGCTTAGCAACGTCATTGGCGTTGCCGAGCAGCTCCGCAACCACGAAGGGTTCAAGGGCCTCTATGGCGGTCCCGTCGAGGCAGGCGCAGGCGCGATGGGCGCACGCTTTGGAGCCGACGCAGAAGCGCAAGCGCTGGTTGACCAGCTTGGCGGCGAGGCGTTCCTGCAGGCTGTCAATGCGTTGCGAGGCTCGGGCCCGATTTCGGAACGCGAAGGTCTGGCGGCGCAGCAAGCGCAATCGCGGCTCAAGAACTACAACCAGAGCGATGAAGCAGCGCAGCGCGCCTTGGACGACTTCATCGAACGCGCCGGCAACGTCTATCTGCTGACCATGCTCAAGGCCAAGGTTCCGTTCTCGGACCAGCAGCTTGCGGCGCTGACGCCACGCCAGCGGGCGCTGGTTGCCGAATGGGCGCGCGTCGAAGGCGCTCAGTGAACTATCAGGTGGACAAACAGAACGGCGACCAGCGCGCCGATCAGAGTGTATAGAAAATAGATGTGCGATTTGACCCGCACATACCAATCCTCGATCTGATCCGCCCACAGATGCGGGTTGTCCCGAGGAAGGCGAAGCCGGTTGAACGCGCTTCGCTGCTGGTTGTTCGGGTCAATCATTTCGTTGGACGGTTTGCGCCGTCCGTCTCCGAGCAATCCATAGCCTGCCACGCAGACCACCACGCCTAGCGCGAGGACGGTCACAAAATCTGTTGCGCTCATTCAGGGTTATCCATGGCAACCGCACCCCAGCTCACGAAGAAAGAACGTGCAGCGGCCGAGAAAGCTGCCCGTGAGCTAAAGACATCTTACGAAACGACGCAGGCGCGCAAGGCTGAGCAGGCGTCTAATGCACTGAAACGGCAACAGAGCCAGCAGTTTTACCGGGATTTCAACCAGCGCATGGACGCCATGGGCCCGATCGGCCCCGGCATCCAGTACCGGCAATCGCTTTCGCCTGATGGCAACATTCCTGGCGGGCCGGACATCCGCGCCATGGCGCCGGCGGAGAATGACCCCGCCCGTGCTCCGAAGATGATCGCCAACACGGCTCCGCGCGGCATGGATCTGAGCAAGCCTGCGGCCCCCGAGCGCGGCCCCGCCATGGTTGGCATGGGCGCCGGCGGTCCCGAGGGGCCATCGCCGCCAGCCAACTACGCCTCCGACCTTCTGGCGCGTCTTGGCAATCCACAACCGACGCCTACCGCAACGCCAGACCAGCCGACGGTGGCCCCGACGGGCGATTATGCTTCGGACCTCCTGTCGCGTGTGGGAAGCTCGCAGGCGCCGGCCAACAAGTATGTAGACCCGTCTGCAATGGAAGCGTTTGCGGCGGCCTATGGCCCCGGCAAGATGTCGTTTCCGGGCAAGGACAACAACGCTTATTTCATCACAGACAACGACCCGAACAAGGCAAAAATCCTCGTCCACAGGCCGGTCCCGACCAAGACGGGCAACAACTTCAACGACTATTTCGTCGCCGTCCCGCTGTCATCGATGAAGGACGGCAAGTTCTTCGTGGACGGCGTGCCGACATCGCCGGTCAAGAAGGGGCGCGAGAAAGTCAGCCCGTTCAGCGCATGGGCATCGGCCAACATCAACTCTGCCACGTTCGGGCAGGGCGACAAGATTGCGGGCGCGATCAACGCCACAATCGATCAGGTCGGCCAGCTCGCCAATCGCTATTCCACGCCCAACCCGAACGCGCCAACGCCATCATGGGCCGAGTCCTATGCGCAGCGGCAGGGACAGGCGCGCGAGTTTATGGGCGATGCCCGGAATGATGAGCCCGGTTGGTCAACCGCTGGCGATGTGACTGGCTTCCTCCAGCCCGGCGCCATGGCAGGCAAAGTCGGCGGCAAGCTGGTTTCTCCAATCACAAATGCGCTCATGAAGTCGGGCAGCGCGCCGATCAACCTGATGGGCAAGGTGCTGAACCTTGGCGCGCAGGGCGCGGCGGGCGGCGCAGCTTTCGGCTATACCGCAGGGGCTGAAAACGAGGCTCTGGCGAAAGGAGAGGAATCGCCCGGGCTTATGTCGCCTGAACGGCTTGCGGCTGCACAGACCAATGCGGCCTATGGCGCCGCGTTTGGCGCGGCCATGCCGATCGTTGCGCCTGTCGTGCGCCCCGTTGTCAATGCGCTGTCCGGCGTCGGCGCAAAGATCGTTGAGCCGATCATGCCGGGCGCAGTCGCGGCGAACAATCGGCGCATTGCGACGGATGCTGCCCGCCGATCCTTTGAGCGGTCAGGCATTGTCACGGTCGAGGATTTTGCGCGTCGCGCGGCGAAGTATGGCGACAAGCCCGTCATGGCCGGCGAGATGGCGCAGAACACGCTGTCCAATCTGGTGTCGCTCACGCGCCAACCCGGAACCACGGCGGAAAAAGCCATGGCAATCCTTGAAGATCGCGTTGCAGGACTGCCCAGCAGGCTCCTGAAAGACATTGCCGACGAAACAGGGCTGAACCCGGAAGAGGTTTACGCTTCGCTTGAGCAGATGGTGAAGACCAGCCGGGCCAAGGCTGCGCCGCTCTATGAGGCTGCGGAGGCCGCGCCATTTGCCGAGACGGCAAACCTTGAACGGATCGTGCGCGACTCTCCGACGTTGCGCAGCCTGTATCCGATCGCTGTGAACCGCGTGCAGAACCAGGCTGTCCCGCTGATCGGTCAGGCCGACCAGATGCCGCCGCTCAAGGTCTATGACGAGCTGAAGCAGCTTGTGGATGAGGAAATCACCAAGCGCGTCGCCAACGGGCAGGGAATTGATGACCTTGAAGGCATCAGAAAAGCCCTTGTCACCGAGCTTGACACGATTTCGGCGCAGGCGGCCACAGGAGCAGAGGTTCCGCCGCTGGCGGCCAGTTCGTATGCCGCAGCGCGCGAGGCAGGCGGCGAGGCTCCGCGTATTCAGGCCGGACTGAAAGCAGGCGAGCGCGCCTTGCAGGGTCGCGGCGTGGCGCAGGACATCGAACGCGAGGTTGCGGCGCTCACCGGGCAGGAGTTGGACGCCTACCAGATTGGCGTTCTGCGCAACATCGTCGGGAGCGTTGAGCGGGGGACACTGACGCCGCGCCGGATCAACAGCCCGGACTTTCAGAAGCGTCTCAAGGCCGTGTTTGGCGATCCGGCTGCGCAAGGCATCACGCGCAAGTTTGGTATCGAGGCGGAACTGTCCCAGAAAGGCGCCCGCATCAACCCCAACATCAACTCGGTGACGCCGCAGGTCTTGCGCGGCGGGCCGTCGGCAACCGGCGATGCGCTGATGCAGATGGGGCAAAGCGCAGCGCGCGGAAACTTCAAGGATGCGCTTATCAGCGGGGCCGCCAACATCATCAACATGGTGCGCAGGGCTGGATACTCCGAGGAGCAACTGAACGCCATCGGTGACATTCTCATGTCGTCGCCGGATGATGCGATGAAGCGCCTGTTTCCGGGTCAGACACCAAGCCCGGGCAGCATTCCGCCGCCGATCCCGCCAGCGGGTCAGATCCGCAAGAACCCGCCGGGGTCACCACCTGGCAGCGGAGGCGCGCAACCACCTCGCAACGCGCTGGCGCCTGGAGCGTCAACCGGACAAAACCCCGCCACGCTCGGCCTGTCTCCGTCCGACCATCTCGCATACATCGAGGCTAAATATCCGCCTGCTGGCCCTAATCAGCCGCCACCTTACTTTGTGGCCGCGTCGGCTATTCGTCGCCACGGTGGAGACGTGCAAGCCGCAACGCGGGAACTAGCGGATTATGCTGCGCACCTGAAGAAGCAGAGGGCAGCTCCAGAGGTTGTCGAAAACGCCGAGCGTGCAGTCCGCGCCGCTGCTGACGTTGACCCAATGTTCTTTGATGACGCCGTTTTCAATGCGCGCATGAAGGGCGAAATTCAGGCGCGTGGCCCTGATGCTGTTGAAGCATTACGGAATGCGCCACCGCCGGAAAGCGCCCCCAAGCCCCCGCCCGTAAAGAACTAACCCCACAACCAGCTCAACGTTTCGCCCGCTCATCGCAGCGGGCTTTCAGCATTTGGAGCAACGCCAAGTGACCGCAGCCGTCTTCATCCACAACGCTGTTCTCAATAGCGCAGCGGCTTCTGGCGCGAAGTGCTACACCTACAACAAGAACACCACGACGCCAAAGACCGTTTACACCAACGTCGGGCTGACCACTGCGGCGGCCAATCCTGTCGTCTCGGATGCGGACGGCAAGATCAAGTTCTACTTCGACGACACCACGAACTTCACCTTCGTTGTGAAGACATCGGACGGCGCGACGACGCTGCTGGAGGCCGACTACACGGCTAGCGGCGAAACGCTCGTGATCACTTACGCCGACGTCGATAACTGGAACTCGTTCCAGGAGGCAATCGGCTCTGGCGATGCGTCCACCCTGACAGTCACATCCACGGGCGGAACCTCGAAAACGCTGGCGGCATGGACTGACGACATCAAGGACATCACGACGGACAGCGGCATTGTCTACGCTGCCGACTATGTGACGATCGGGTCCACGTCCGACCAATCGACGCAGATGCAGGCGGCGCTGACAGCGGCGACGGGTGGCAAGTTGATCCTGCCGGAAGGCACGATCTACTGCAAAGGGCTAAGCATCCCGCCAGACACCGACATCGAGGGCGTCAACGAAGATACTTCGATCCTGAAACTGCCCGCCAGCTCAAACACCTATGTTCTGGCATCCGAGGGCTACATTCAGAATAACTCATACGTGGACACGGGCGGCCGGTACACGCACTTCACGGTTGACGGCAACAAGTCGAACCAGTCGGTTGCCAAGCCTGCGATGATCCTGCGCACCTACCGCAGCCATTGCTCGGCGCTCACGGTGCAAAGCTCCAAAGGCAAGGGCCTGCTGCTTACGGCGCTGTCGGCCAATTCCACGGCTGTCAGCAACGGCATGGCCGAAAACGTGTTTGACGAGGATTGCACGTTCCAGCTCAACGATGAGGAAGGCTGGTACGGCGAGGACGGCTCATCGACGCAGCTTGCCGATTGGGTTCTGGAAACCTGCGTCTTCTACGGCAACGGCGGCACGACGAAATACAACTGCTACGCCGAACGCTCTGCCGGCGCGAAGTTCCTCAACTGCCAGATGTATTCCGGCGGCATCGGGGAAGCGTATTTCGACAAGGCTGCCCGGATGGTCATTTCCGGCAACCACATCGACATCACGACTGCGGGCGCCACATCCGGCAACGTCTACGGCCTGCGCGTGCTGCTTGGCGGACATGCAACCGTCGCCATCACCGGCAACCAGTTCCACAACTCGAAAGCCTCTGCCGGGTCTGTGACTTGGCAGCATATGCTCATCAGCTCGGCGGAAGCCGACGCCATTGCAGCGGTGGCAGGGAATACCTTCTACAGCGAGAGCTTCAGCCATACTGCTTGGGCCCATACGGGATCGGGCTATTCCTGCGATGACGGGAACGCCTATTACCAGACCACGCAGCCCACGCCATCGGCAACCGTGCGCCGTGGCTTGCAGTCCAATTCCAGCGGCGCATGGACGATTGACCAGGCGGTCACGCTCAACGAGTTCTTCACCCAAAGCCTCGCGGGCGGCTCATCTGTCGGCATCACGACATCAGGCGAGGGCACGACGAACTACACCCTGCGCCGCCATGGATCGAGCGCGCTAGGCCCCGGCATCATCGGCTACTCGGCGCGCGGCACGATTGCGTCGCCTAGCAGCATCAACCAGTTTGACGAGACATTCCGCATCACGGCGGGAGGCTATTCCTCCAGCGCATTCCGTGACGCCGGTTATATCCGTCACTACGTTTTCGCAGCGACGCCAAGCTCAACCGACATGGAAGGGCAATGGCGCATCGAGGCATGCGCGGCCGGTTCTGCGTCCATCACTGAAATCGCGCGCTTCAGCCATGCCAACGGCTTCGCCATGTTTGGCGCGAACACGGTGGTTGACGCCGCGCGCGGCATTCGCACGGTCAGCTACACCAGCACGCAACTTAACGACATCACCAACGCTGTAAACACGGCGAACAAGGCGGCTGGAAAAATGGTGTGGAACTCCACAGCGTCCAAGCCTGTCTGGGCCGTTGGATCGACTGCCGGAAGCGTCTGGGTCGATGGCGCCGGCTCAACCGTGAACACGCCGGTCTAGGGAGCATCACATGGGCATCGAGCTATTCAACGCGGAAGACCGCGAAATCCTGGCGTCGCACATCGGGGAGCTTCATCTATCCGACGCGCTGTTGGAACGGTTTCTGGCAAGCGCCGTTGCGCAGGCAAGCGAGTTTGCTGCGGCCAATGAGCATCCTGAGCCGACAGAGGCGGAAGCTGTCGCGCAGATGATGCGGAACATGCGCATTGCTCTGGGCCATCACTCTGGCGAGGACGGGCGATTGAAAGCCGCTCCTGTCACCGACCTGTCGGAGAACTTCGCAGACCTGATGTTTTCCGACGAGACAACGGAAGAAGCTCGTCAGCGCCTGACGCTGGAAATGAAAGAGCTGCGCCATGTGCTGCAATCGCCATCGCTGCAACCGAACCCGGATGGCTCGGTGGGGCTAACCCAAGATCAGATGCAGCGATTGCAGGATCTGGAACGAAGGCAGGCGCTGGGCAAGTGGCTCAACGCCTAGGACTGCACGGAAGGGCTGGGAAACATGGACGAAGAAGTCAACGAGCGCCTCAAGGCGATCAAGCGTGAATTGCGTGAACTCGGGGAGGACGTCGAACAGCTTCGCAAGCGCAAGGCAAATGGAGAAGACGTGGAACAGATCGTCGCCAAGGTGGCCGCCATAGAGAGCGAGATGCGCTCCAAGTTCGCGTCCCTGTCATCGGACAGTCAGGAAGTCCGCCACGGGCTCCAGAAGCTCACGGAAGCAATCGACCACCTGCGCAATGAGCTGGGCACGCACAAGCGCGAAGTCAACACGCTACAGGACCAGCAGAAGATCAACTCTTGGGCGCGCATTCCGGTGTTCGGATGGGTGCTGATGGCTGTCGGCATCTTCGCGGTGCTCCAGCTCGGCCTGGAGCGCTGGGCTGAGTTTCAGGGGATGGGCCGATGAGGCTGCCAACCAAAGCCGAATGGCTTTCGGCGGGCCGCTGGATCAAGGACCACGCCCCCGCCTTCACCGTTTCCTTCGTCACGTTCAGCGCGCTCTGGGCGGCTGTGTGCCTTGCGTGCCTGACGCTCTATGTCTGGGACGCGAAGTTCTATGCCTCGCTGGCCCCGCCCGGAATGGAACTGACGTTCCAGACCGCTGGCATCGTGTTCCGCACCTTCGTCATTTTTGGCGGCCTTGCCATCGTCTGGCTGAAGACCAACAAGCTGAACCCTGCGGCCGGACGGACCTTGCGCTTCATCTGGACCATGGGCCTTGTGGCGTGCGGCATCGCCGCCCTTGGCTTCGTCACAGAGGGCAATGACTACCACTACCGCAAGAACGCGGCAATCACGCAGACGGAATCGGCATCGACCGAGACGGCGGATTCAATCATCAGCCGGGCGGAAACCGAGAAAGCCGCGATCCGCGCGGACCGTGACCAGCTTGTGGCCGCTGCCCGCCAGTCGATGAACCTCGTGCTGGATGACGGCAACTCGAAGAACGATGATGTCTCGACCTACGAGGCAAACATCGCGCGATACCAGAGCGAGGCTCAGGCCAAGCTGGACGCGCTGGACGACAAGATCGAGGCGGCAGAGAACAGCCGACTGGAAGCCAAGCAGACGGCCACGGCGAAGGCCATAGGCGATCCTGCGCTGCCCGCAGTGTTCCAGGCCCCCGCGCGTTACTGGCCGGGCTTCGATGGCCTGATCTTCCGCGACATCTTTGCCATCTTCTGGGTGGTGCTTCTGGAAGCCTGCGGCAGCGTCGGCGCGCAAGCCCTGCTGGCCGTGCAGATGGCGCTCTCCAAGCGCAAGCAGGCGCAGGAGAACGGTGCGAAGGGCGGGGAGGAATCCGCCCGCAAGCGTCGCAGCGAGAAGCTCCAGAAAGTCATCGAGTACATGCGCGAGACGCGCCCCACGAAAGCAGACCTGACAGAGGACAAGGAAGACGATGGCGATAGCAATTCTGCGCCGAAGGCCGCCGAGTGAGCTGCTGCCATCAAAGGCGGCGCTTGACCTCATCCGGCATTTTGAGGGCCTGAGCCTTACCGGCTATGGCGATGTCATCGGCGTTGCAACGGTGGGCTATGGCCATACCGGGCCTGACGTGGTGATCGGAAAGCAGATCACGCTTGCCGAGGCCGATGCGCTGCTCGAAGCCGACGTTGCAAAGCATGCGCAGATCGTACGTGACAGCGTGCAGGTCCAGCTTACACAAAGCGAGTTCGACGCGCTATGCTCGCTGGCGTTCAACCTTGGCTATATCCCGCGCTCCATGAAAGCCGCGCTGAATGGCGGGGTGACGGACAAGGGCAAGGTTCTCGATCCTGGCTCCTACGGATCGGCCCTGCTGGAGTTTCCGCGCAATTGCCGGGCAGGGGGCAAGCCGCTCAAAGGGCTGTACCGCCGCCGCCTAGCGGAAGCGTGCGTGTTCAATGATCTGCCGTGGGAAAACGCGTGCAGCATCTCCGTCATCAAGTTCGGCACCCTGCCGAATGGCGAGATTGATCCCGACGCCACGACCACGCTTGAGGACACGCTTATGCGCGCCCGGCTGGATACGTCGCGCCCGCCTGATACCAGCGCCACGCTGACCAAGCCGTGGTCCGAGCTTGTACCCCCGCCGAAGCCAGAGGCGAGCGTCACCATCATCGAGGACAAGGACGAGCTTGTTCTCACCACCCCTGCGGCTCCGGTGTCCGTACCGGCGCCAGCGGCGGGACAGCCGGCGGAGCCACCCAGCCCACCGCCGGCTGCTCCTGCCAAACCGTTGCCGACGCCTGCTTCTCTTGGCAGTGGGCAGGCCGAGGCAAAGCCGGTGGCGATTGGACCCAATAGCCCCCCAGCCCCCCAAGCGCCACCGGCACCCGTTGCACCGCCCGCACCGCCCGCGCCGCCCGTGAAGGCAGCGCCACCGCCTGAGCCCCCGCCGCCTCCGCTACCGCCGCCCAAAGACCCGCTTCCGGTGGATCTGACGGACCCGAAGGACATGCTTCTAAGCCGTCGCTTCTGGGGCCTTGCGGTCACGGCGATTGGCACAACGCACGTCATCCCAACGGACTGGTCGAAGTGGATGGCGAACGAAACCACGCGCGAGTTCGTCTCATGGATCGCTGTCGTGCTGGTGGGCGTGATCCTCTACCAGTGGGGCAAGGTCAAAGCGAAGAGGCCGCTGAAATGAACCTCGCAATGATCGGATCGACCCTTTGGGGATGGATCAAGCGCATCCCTGATTGGGTGCTGTGGGCAATCGGCGTGATCCTGTTTCTGAAGTTCGTGGACATGAACGCCGAGCGGCGCGGGCGCGAAAAGCAGAAGCAGTCGGACCAAGTGAAGCAAGCGGAGATAAAGGCCGCAGTAACCGAGCGTACCAGCGAAATCATTTCAGAGGAACGAAACCATGCGGACCAAGCTGTTGCGGCTCGCGATAGTGGCGCTGTTTATCCCACTGCTGATAGCGTGCCAGACGAAATCGGGAGCGTCCTATTCCGAGGTGAAGGACGCGACAAAGCCGGTTGATGATCTGCGCGTCAAGCTCCTCATAGAGTTCTGTAGGGGACAAACCCCGCAGGCCATCACGTCTGAAGCATACGATACTTGGCCGCCAGACGCGAAGGCATACGCCACGAACAACGTGGCCCAATGGTTGGCGGCTGGGTGCAACCTCTAAGGAGATTATCATGAAGTTTGAAGTGACGCTCGACAACGCCTTGGACGTGATCGGCACAGCGTCGGCAGCCTATGTCGGCTATGTTCTGACGGGCGGCAAGCCCATTCCTGGATTTGCTGAGCTTGTGCCGTTTATCGCAGCGGTCGCGCTCGGCATCTTCACATGGCGTCAGGTTCGCAAGAACAACGCCTAGCCTCCCGCCTACTCCCCCGGCTTTAGGGCCGGGGGCTGTTGCCCATGTCCGACCGTATCAAGCTTATACTCTACACAGCGTTCTGTTTCGAGTTCATTTGCCTCACGGCTGTGATGCTTCAGCGGGAGCCGTGGTGAGGGGGAGCGGGCAGGGGCATCCAGTAAACCGGAGGCGGCGACACTCCGCAACGCGCCAAACCCTGATAACCGGGGACCATCCAGCCCATTGCGCCGTACCATCCGCCCTGAACGTTTCTGTCCCAACGCGCAACTGTCTGCATCGCCCGCCCAAGATCAAACCAGACGACTAGAATTTCGGTCCCATCCTTCGGCGCGCTTTCAATCGGAAGCCACTCGCTCATCCCATCTTCTCCCTGATGGCTTCCATCACTTCCGCGCTCGGGTTCGGCGTGTCGTCCCAGCGCCACCATTGCCACCAGCGTTTCGGCTTCCAGCCGCAGTGCGCAGCGTTGCGACAGGCGGTGACGCGGACCATATGAAGATCGCGGCCCTCAGTCGTCCATGAGGTCTTGCGTCCGTCCAGTCCGCTCCAGTGAACGGTCTGCTCAAACGTGTAAGGAACGTTCTGAACTTCGCTCATCCCATCTTCTCCTCAGCCTGCGTCATTGCTGAACTCCGGGGCGGCTAGCGGCGTTTCACCGCCCATTCTATCCCAGTGAAATGTTACTGCGACCATCGTAAAACAAACGATGCCCAGCACTAGGACATAGAGAGTGGCGTCGTATGCTTTGTCGTGATCGCGCTCCTTTATCGCGCGAATTGCTCGAACGCTTTGCACGATAAAACAAAGCATGAGCGCCGCGAGGCTGATGTACCAGCCCCAGAACCAAAAGGCTGCTATGACGGCAACGATGCCGCCAACGGTTCCAACTACTCCGAGCAGAAAGCGAACCGTCGCTTCGCCCCAGCTACGTTCTCTCACTGTCGCGCTCACGGCTTCACCTCCGGGGCGGCATCCCACATGGCGGCGAAAGCTCGTTCCAACTTCGGGTTCATAGATAGCTCCTGCGGGTAGAGTGGAATTGTTGGGGCAAGCGTCTTATAAGACCTTGACTCTGAATGCGGTGAGAAATCCCCAACAAGTCGCGTAAGTGATTGATTTTATTCACCGGCTGCGTTTCCCCTAGGGACTGCCAGCGGATTTTTAGCCGCTTGATTGCGCAAGACTTTTGCCCCTGTTGGGGCAGGGGGAAGGGCCTGTTGGGGCGCCCCGTAGATGCTTGCCAGCGCTTCCGTCGCCATTCCGGCTCGTTCTGCCTTGGCCGTATAGGTCGCGGCTTGCTGGTGCGTCGAGTGCCCGAGCACGGCCATGATCTGGTGAGGCGTGCAACCTGCCTCGGCCATTCGCGCCGCAGCGGCCTTCCTGAGCCCGTGGAATGAGCATCTGGGGTGAACCCCTGCCTCCCGGCACCATTCCCGAAACTTGTTCTGTAGGCCCTTCCCCTGCTTGAAGGGCAGGCCATAGCCTGTCTCCAGGTAGGTCAGGCCCTTGCCCTGCCATGCGTCCAGCGCAGCCCGCAAGGGCGGCACAATGGGAATATCCACTTCGACAGCCCGGCGCCCGGCGTTCTTCGCCTGTGTGAACCGGAGCCGTCCGTCGCGCTCGTGGACGCGGCCAATCCTGACAGCATCCCCAATCCGCTGCGCCGTGTAGATCCCCAGCGCATAGGCTGTCCGCGCCTGCGTTCCCAGCGGGTGGCGGGCCTCATAGGCCGCGCAATCCTCCGCGGTCCACGTCCGGTGGCCGTCGCTCTTGTGCTTCTTGCGGCGCACGCCTGCGGTGGGGTCCAGCGTCACCAGTTCCTCGTCTATGGCGTGGCGGTAGACAGCACGCAGGGCTGAAAGCAATTCCTTGCCGGCCGCGAACTCCCGTTCCTTGATCGCCCTGCGGATGATCTGCGGATCAATCACGGCAGGCATCTGCCCGATCTTGGCCGTGAGCTTGTCCAGCAGCCTTTCGCGCGGGGCCTGCGTCAAGCGGCTGAGCGCGCGAAACTCGGGGCTGATGAGGTAGGACCGGACAATATAGGCAAACGTTCCCCGGCGCGGCTTCATCGGCTTGGCGTCTGCGGATGCTTCCCCATTCCTGGCGGCGAAGTAGGCGAGGGCAAACGCCTCGCTTTCGATGTCATCGGGAAGGCGGATCTTCTGTTGGCCGCGAATGCGGAAGTAGAAGCGGACCTTGCCATATCGGTCCACGTCGCGGTGTACGTGCTTCCAGTTACCGAGCGCCATGGCCGCCTTCATATCTTAACCCCAGCCCAAGGGTTAGCGGAGACGGTTGGCAATTCGTAAAGCGTTTCCTCCAGCTCAGTTCGCAGCCAGAAAAGGCGGCGTGTGTCAGGGTATTGACGCGCCTTAGGCATGTGGCCGCGCTCAACCAGCTTGTCGAAGGTCGCAGGGGAAACCCCGACGAACTCGGCAGCCTGTCTGCGATTGAGCGCGGCGGGGCTCATCCACCGCCTCCAAGAACTGCGCGGGCGCTCATTCTCCGTCCCTTCCTGCTGCTAGATATGCTGCGATAGCGTCGGCCAGTTTGTCGCGCAGACTGAACGATGTTGAGCCGCGATAAATTCCTTCAGCCACCTCCAGCGCCTTCTCATCCACCCCCGCCAGCTTCGCCTTCAGCGCGGCGTTTTCTGCTTCGAGGAAGGCGAGGCGGTCAGCGGCTTCGCACTTATAACAGCGCCCATCGCAGTAACAGTCCGCGAGAAGATGCTCGATCAGCTCTTGCGTCGTGCTCATTGACTTGTCCTCGCAAACAGCTGCCCCAGCCGAAATGCCATCAGCGCATTCGGCACCCTGTAGCGCTTCGCAAGACGCTCTATTTTGTGGTCATCGAGGAGATCAACGCCAGCAGCGTCGCGGCGCACCCACTCCTCTGGCATTAGGAGTTCAATCGCAAAGGCGTTAGCCTCCGCGTCTAGTTGATCCCAGTCAACATCAAGGTCTGTCATGACCGGGGCTCCTGTGGCTCAAGCGGGAGAAGCGAAAAAACGCAGTAGCCGGGTTCGATGCCGAACTGCCCGCCTTGCAGGATTGGGCCAACGCGGAAGGTCAGAGTCCCGCTTGGCATTGGGTAGCTGGAAGTGTCGCCACGTTGGTCTTTGTAGCAGCGTGCGGTCGGCTCACCGTCAAATCGATAGAGCTTTACGATGTCGCCCGCTTGGAAGAACCTGTCGTTCTTGCGAACCTCAAATAGTTTTTCGCCGCGTTGTACCGCATCCCAATACGCGGTCCATGTCTTGAGTTCGTGCGTAGCCATCTACCCCTCCCCACGCTTGGTTACTGCCAGCTTGTTGCGGACGTAGGCGTACATGGCCGCGAATGTCTGGCGATGCAGGCCATCCATCGTCATTGAGTAGGGCGGCTGTTTGGCTGGCGTGTATTTCGTTTCGCCATGCGCCTTATCGTGCTCGTCCAGCAACTCCCGCAGCGCCTCCAGCCCCTCGTCTCGCGCTGGCGTCGGGGGCGAAGCGGACAGACGATCCACAACCGTGTCGATCAGATCGCAGGCTTCGTATTCGCCTTGCTCTGTGAGATAGTTGGCGAGCTTCTTGAGCTTGGCCATCAGCCCCGTCGAGATGGTCGCGCCGGGCGTCGCAAAGGGCAGGCCGTCCAGAAGCGACCGCATGCTGACGCACTCTGGCCGATGCGGGATCGCCTCGCCTTCGCGGCCAACTGACGGACAGCGCGCGGAACAGAACTCAGGCTGCGCAAGGTGGAGATAGTCGAGTGCCAGATCGGCGAGCGCGGCCTCGTCCCCCGCAGGCGCCTGAAGGGCTGAGAGCGCGGCGCGGGCATCTTCATACGCGCACATCTCGTCAAACTCGTCAGCCTCAAGAGAGGCGCGGCCAGCGATTTCGCGCTTGCGTTGCACGATGTTCTTAAGGATCGCCCTCGCCACCCTCTCCACCACATCATCAGGCGCGGCGCGGGATGCTTCAAAGGCGGTGAGGGCTTCGCGTGCCTGTCTAAACGCGCCAACCCAAAGCGTGTGGTCGGGCGAAAGGTCTGGCATACCTTTGCGCTGATGCGATGTCTGGATGCTGACAACTGTATCGTCAGTCTCCTCGCGCCAGTCCTGTGATGGATGGTCTACGTTTTCTTGCGCCACTAGACTATCTGCGAACGGCCGCAGCGCATCAGCTAGCTGTTGAGTTACGTCTGTCACTTGGGTTGCTCCTGAGTGGGGAGGGTGAAGCCGATCAAATTTGCGGCTGCCTGTAGCGCCTCAATCGTCAGTCCTTCTGGCAATCGGTAGTGTGTCGCCTGCCCACAGAAGTCCGACCAGCACCGAACAAGATGGCGACGCTTGCGCTCCGCTTCGATTGTCTCGGTCATGTGCTCGCGAGATAGGTATACCTCGCCGTACAAGCGATCATCATCATGTACGCGCAGGTCATCGAGTGCTACACGGGCAATGCTTTTCCATGTGTCCCCGTACTCGATAGTTGCCCACAGTCTTCCGAGCTTGGTGACAACCGCCTCGCCATGGACTTCGCCTCTGTATGCGAGGACAAGTTTCTGGCCGACCTCAAGGCCGTGTATGTTGTTCATCTCGGCACTACCTTTCCGCTCACAGTCCGTTTGAATTTCGCGTCACGCCTGAACCCCGCGCTCTCAATAGTCCGGCGCGACTGGATCTGCGGGCCACGTTCGGCGCGGCGCGATGCCTGGCTAGACGTTGTGCCGTTCAGCCGCTTGGTCTTGGCGATCCGGCCCTTGTCGGTCTTGTCTTTGGGCTTTGTGCAGGGAAGGCACCAGAGAGCGCGGTTGCTGAGTTCGTTGGTCCCGCCTAGGTGTAGCGCGTGCAGATGCTCATCGCGGACCTTGCCGCGTTTCAGCTTGCAGCCGCACTTTGCGCACTTGCCGCCTTGGGCAAGGAAGAGAACTGCGAACTCCCAACGTGTGAGGGGGCGGCGCTTCACGGGGGCGGGGATTTCAGGCATTGCCAGCCGTCTCCCCGCTAAGCACAGCCAACGAAGTCATTAGCCGCACGTATTCGTCCTGAAGTCGCAGAAGGCTTTCACGCACCATAACAGCGCGGTTTACCTCATCGCTCCACTCGCCAGCGCCGACTGTGGCGCCGCCAGTGTTGTCCGTGGCGCTGACCATGACAACGCATTCAAAACCTTTGCGCGAAAGGCGCTCAATCAGCTTGTTGACTTCCGCTAAGACAACCTTTTCCTGATGGCTTTGGTTCCCAATGCTCATCCCGCCCTCCGCAATCCTTGCGCTAGAAACTCAAACATCCGCATGCTCTTTGAATTTGACGCCCCGCTGCGCACCGAATGCTGAGATAAGCTCCATGCAGTCGGACATCTCGGAGACGGAAAGCTCTGACGAGCGGACGCCAAGGTCATAGAAGCCCGTCCCATCTTCGTTCGGCACAACAAGCGTTTCGCGCTTGAACATGGCGAGAAAAAACCGCTTCCAGTTCTCCGGTGACATGCGGATCGGGCGCCCGAACACGTCGGTCCAGCCGATCTGTCTGGCAACGTCCCCGATCATGGCGTGAAAGCGTGCGTTCTGATCCAGCGTGCGCTTGGGATCGGTGAACGTGACGCGCGTTTCCTTTTCTGCCGTGAGGCAGAGCTGGGCAGCTTCGCGCCGCTTCTCATCGTTCCACAGGACCAGAAGCTTGCGGCTCATCATTCAGCCGCCTGCATCATGGCCGTCAGACGGCCCAGCGCCAGCGTGCGCGCCTCCTGTACGCGGTTGTACTCGCGCGGATAGTGCTCTTTCAGTTGGGTCAGCGTCCGAACAGCGTTCTTCATCAACGCATCGACGGCTTCGGCATCCGGCGCTTTCTCGATCTTCTCGATCAGGCCATTCGCGCGTTTCTTGTGCTCGGGAACCGGAAGCGGGGCGGGGGCCTCATCCTCTTCCTGGCCCTCGTCGTCGCCCTCATTGTCATTGACGATCTGCGACGGACCGACATTGGCGCGTGTCTTGTCATAGAGCGCAAGGCCGAACTGATTGCCGAACGTGACCAGCGCCCGCTTCATGGCGTCCGTCTCGGCCTCCTTGATGGCGCTTTCTATGGCCTCCCCCAGAGCATTGTCGCGGGCAAAGCCCGAGCCAAAGCCGATGCCTTCGCGCGACCGGGCGCCACCTTCACCGTGAACCGTGACGCGGACCTTGGCGACGCAGCCGACGCGCCATTGCTTTTCGGTGCGGTTGTTCTTCGTCACGTCAACAAGGTCGCGGTTCGTCTCGCGCCACTCGACCAGCTCACGCTCCCATGCGCCGAAGCCAAAGATCCGGTTGGCTTCCGCGATGGCGTGCCAGCCCTCGATGTAGGACAGCGACTGCCCGGCCTGCGAGCGTTTGGCGACGTGCTTGGGGTTAAGGTTGTCCGCGAGGAGCTTCTGCTGCTCGCCTGAGAAAATATCGGGCTTCACTTCTTCCACTCCACTTTCAGGGTTTCGGATTGTTCGATCTTGCAGCCGGGGACGGCCATGCCGGACATGACGCGGGCCTTGATGCGGGCGTCATTGCGGCTCGGCTCAAGGTCAAAGAACTCGTCTGGCACAGCGTCGGGGTCTTCCACCTTCAGCTTCGGCGGCGTCTTCACGATGGACACTTTCGCCAGCGGCGAGGCGTCTTGAGCAACGCCAGCGGACTGCATAAGCTCGCGGATGCGGTCGCGCTGATCGGCGGCGCGGTCGGCAACGGCCTTGCGGTTTTCCTTGGCTTCCTTCTCAGCCTGGATCGCTGCGCGTTCTTCGGCTTCAATTGCCGACAGTTCTTCGATCATCGAGGCGAGAGGCCAGTTTGCGCTGTCAGCCATCTTACTTCCTCCAAGGATCAAAAGGTTTAGCCCCGCGCCGTTCTGTCAGCGCGCACAGGGCAATGATTGCGGCGAGAATGAAGACGAGCGCGTATGCGATGGGGTGGAACAGCATTTCGCTCATTCGGGTTTCCCCGCGAGGCCGCAGTAGCCGGGACGTTTTCCGGGCTCGCCGAAGCGCTTATCTTCGCGCCACGACATGCAGGCAGAGCCGATGCATTCAGATCCTATGTGCCGCCCACCCTCTGTCCTGTTCGGGGCGGCGGCATACCCGTATGACGTGGTGCTCCAGACCCGCGCAAACGGGCACCACCTCTCTTTAGCTTCTTTTTCCGTGTACGTGCTCATTTCCGCACCACCAGTTCCACGACCTTGCTGTCCGCCTTGATGGCGATGCGTTCATAGTCCCGCGCCATCGCTGCGCTGAGCTTCTCCAGCAAGTCGGCCCGTTGCTCTGCCATGCGTGCGGCTTGTTCGACTCCGTGGACAGCTGCGTCCATCCTGCGCAATGAACGCAGCAGGGCGTCTGTGGAGCGAGAGCGGCGGAAGTTCACGGGGATGATGTTGGTCATTTGGTGCGCTCAGCTTTCACCAGCGCCACGAAATCCGCGCGCTCAGCAGGCGTCATGTTATGGATGTTGCTGAGGTTCGACATTCGGTCGAAAATGTCGGACTTCACCTTCGCGACCCCTTCGCTGAAGCGGACGCCACGCTCTATGATTGCGGTGCGCCAGTACAAGTAATCCGCAGGGGTCAGCACAATGCCGGGAGCAAATTCCTTGCCATCAGGCCCAACAGCTTTAACGCTTAACCTTCCGAATGCTTTCGATACCTCAGGGCCAGACGCGACCACGAGCGTTTCGAGGAAGTCCAGAAACTCTAAATGTTCAGCCGTGGCTCGTGCGGATGCACCGTTGACGAGTTCAACAAGCCTCAAGATTGTTCCCTTGCTCACAGCACCGCCCTTCCATCTTCCGCCGCCATCCGCTTGAACCGCTTCAGCGTAAGCGCGGCGTCCAGCGGGCCGTTGTTCCGGCGGGTGTTGATCTCGAATCCAGGCGCATGGTCGCAGGTGCATTTCGCAACCCGATCTTCCAGAGCTTCGATGTGCTTCTCCGTCGCCTTGATGTGAGAGACGCGGACGCCGGCAATGGCATCGTGGTCATGCTCGTAGCGTTGGCGGATCTTCGCGAAGGCTTCGCGGATTTCTTGGGCGAGGGTCACTTGGTTTCTCCAGTGGCTTTGGCGATGGCAGCGCGGATTTTCGCGGTGAGCGCATTGTAATTGCGGATGCTGTACTCAGCCTTGTCCTTCCCCGTCGCGGTCGGCTGACTGATGAAGCGGTACGCGTCTTCGAGAGCGGCCAGAAGATCAGGAGCCCCCGCGATCAGGTGGGCGTTGAGCGCGGCGCGGGCGGCTTCGACTTCGGGCCAGCGAAGGAAATAATTGACGTGCTGACCGCCGTTGCCGGGATGATCAAGGCGCGCAAACAACCCACTAAGCGCCGCCTCCAGCACCTTCACCCGCTCCGCTTGCGCGCGGATGAGCGAGGCGGCGGCGTCTATGTCGATGCTTTGCCGCGAAATCTCTGGAGCGTTGTCCGCGTGACTGCGTAGCCGCTCGCAAAGCGCAGCAATCGCTTCCGACGCCGCGCTCATGCTGCTTCTCCACGCTGATCGATGAGGGCGAGAATTTGCTCGGGGGTTTCGCGAACCCTCTCGTACTCTCCGGTGTCGGAAAATTGGACGAGCGTAGCTTCGCCTCCAGGGCAGATGCGGCGGAAGTAGGCAACGTGCTCAGGGTTCACAAAGATCGAGTGGTCGGCCTCGATCGTCAGCTTGATGAACTTCGCCATCACGCGGCCTCCCCACGCTGATCGTGTGCGAAGTCGGCGGCTTGCAGCTTGGCGTCTTCATTCCAAGCATCGATGAGTGCGTTACGCGCTGCGTCAGCGACCTGACCCCAGCGGGAGCGATCCTTGGCAGGGACTTCATTGAGCCCGTAGAACTGAAGCCGTGACGTGCAGGCGAACAAATCCCAGCCCGCCTCGGAGAGTTTCAGGCGATCCGCGACCGCATCAAGCGCCAGTTCGTACATTTCACGGTCGGCGCTTTCGGGAAGCTCAAGCCAGCTCATCGCTGTGGCTTGATGGTGCGTCCAATTGCGCGCCATGCATTCGATTTCGCTAGGGCTGTAGGCGCTCATTTTCAGTACTCCCGATGATGTGCTGTTTCAGACGCGTCCGCACAAAGCGGGCAGCGAAGGGGGCGGTGGGTCAGCTCGTGCAGCTCGTCCTGCGCTTCAGCCATCGACGCGCGAGTTCTCATCAGCGTGCGTTCCGTGTGGCGGCCGCAGATCACGCAGGGGCCGGACACTTTGGCTTTCAGGGTCAGGGTGGCTGGCATTACGACACCGCCTCCGTCTGCTGGACTTCAGCCGCGACCGTCGCTGCAAAGAAATCCAGAATGCGCAGGGTTTCGCGCGCCTTGGCCGTGTCGGGGTATTCAGAGGCGACGTGAGCACGGTAGGCGTCGATGGTCATGAAGCGGCAGCCCGCGACGATCTTCGGCGGGCCAGCTTCCATGTCGAACAGGTTGAACGTATAGCCGCCGTTGATGCGCGAGACGCTGGCGAGGATGCGCTTAATCTTTTCGCCGCTGAGGTCCGCGCCGCTGAGGTACGCGTCGCTGAGGTCCGCGCCGCTGAGGTACGCGCCCCTGAGGTTCGCGCCGCTGAGGTCCGCGCCCCTGAGGTACGCGCCGCTGAGGTACGCGCCCCTGAGGTCCGCGCCCCTGAGGTACGCGCCGCTGAGGTTCGCGCCGCTGAGGTTCGCGCCGCTGAGGTTCGCGCCGCTGAGGTTCGCGCCGCTGAGGTTCGCGCCCCTGAGGTCCGCGCGGCTTTTCACAGCCACTCGCACAGCCAGCCCCAGCTTGATCGACGGCAACTCGTCTAACGCGCAGTCGATTTCAGCCGTGAACATCACTGCGCCGGAAAAGCGGTTTTTGATTTCGTATTTCTGCAGGGTGGCTGGCATGGCCGTCTCCGTTGATGCTCATTGGCGTAACACGGGACGTTATGCCATGCAAGCGGGAAAATAACGTACGGCGTTATTATTTTCGCAGAGCGTTAGAAACACGTCGGTTTTTCAGTCACGCATAGGCGCCCCTTTTCCACCTCCCGGTCTGGGGAATGCCCGACCGTGAGCCGCTGACGAGGCGGAGCGCGCGAGCGCCGTGTACTCAGTTGTTGGGCCGCTAGGCGACCCGTGGCGTTGTCCCCGCCACTCCACTGGAAGCTTTTTTCGGCGCTTCCACGAACTAGCTGGCTCGGGTGGTCATCCCGCCGACAGTCTAGTCCGTTCCCGACCGCGTGCCGGGGTTGCCGGCAAATCCCACCGTACAGGTCGCGGGGCGCAAGGGGTCAGCGTTGCCCGCAGTTTTGATTCGGCGCTTTGACGGGAGCGACGCAAACCGTGGGCGACACATCATATCACCGGGTGTTGCGCAAAATGCGTTGTGCGGCTATAAGCGAACCGCGTCGCACGCATTTGGATGCTCGCTTCATCCAGTTGGCCCGGGGACTCTCGCCAGAGACCCGGGCCTTTGCGTGTCTTAGCCCAAGTCACGGGCCGTAACAAGAAGTGTTATGAGTTGAGAGCGGCTCGCAAGATGACGAGGGCTTTTTCAGCTTTCTTGCGGTCAAGGTCGCGAATGAAGCGCATCAGGTCCACGACTTCGGCAGGCTGGCGCGGGTCAACGGAAATGAGCTCTGACGGTTCACAGCCAAGCGCATCGCCCAAAGCATTCAGGATTTCCTCGGAATAGGGCTGAAGCCCGCGTTCGATCCGGGACAGGCTCATGGCGGAGATCAGCTCGTCCCCGCCTGGTTCCTTCTCCATCCGGCTTGCAAGTCGCTGCAATGACAGGCCGCGAAGCTCGCGCCACTGCTTGATGAAGTGCTTCCCTAACACCCGCTTTGCCATGGGAAACGCGGTAGCACGCGAATCCATGTTTCATTGTATCGGTCAACGTTAGATTGCCAGTTGACAGATATAACACCCCGCGTTACGTACGGGGGCATGAAACACCCGCTTGATACATTTTTCGAGGCGACAGGGCTGACGCCGACCGAGTTTTGCCGCCGGGCAAACATCTCTGCGATGACGCTGAGCCGCCTGCGCCGTGGCGAGGGCGAATGCTCAACCGGTCTGATCCGGCGGGTTGCAGCAGCCACGCAAGGCGCGGTCTCGGAAATCCAGATCATCGCTGCATTCGAGGCCATCAAGCGCACCAAGACCGCAGGGGCGGCGTAATGCAGGGCCAACCCCGACTTGCATTAGCCCCCTATCATACCCGGGCGATTGTTTCGACCCCCGCTCAATCCGCGCGCAGAAGCCAGCGCACGGCCAGCGCCAGCCAGACAGTTCAACCGTCCCCCCCGACCCCCCGAGCTGATCTGGCTGGCGCGCTCCTCTCCAACGGAGCCTCCCATGACTGACTCAAAGACCGCAGAGCGGAAGAAGCTGAGCGCCGATTTCCGCATTCACAAAAAGCGCGACGGCCTGATGGTGCTGCGCCAGTCGGATCATCGTGGCGACTTTCTTGATTTCTTCGAGGGCGTCGCCTTCCGCCTCGGCTTCGGCCTTCCCAGGCGCATCCTGAACTGGTTTTCGCCTGATGGTTCCGTGCAGGTGCGCCAAACACCCGGAGCCCAACCATGACTGAAGCAAAGACCGCAGAGCGGAAGAAGCTGAGCGTCATCCCGAAGGGGCACTGGCGGAACAAATGGTACTCGCCGTTAGCAACCTCATTTCATGATGGCGTGGAGCCCGCAGGAACAAACATCGGCGTCATCAGGTTCCCATCCGAAGCTGCGGCCCGCGAACACGCTGTGGCTTGGAAGCAAGACTACGCAGGCGACCCTGAAGCGGACGCATCGGTTTATCTCGGCCCCGTCTTTTTCCCCGACTGAAGCGAACCCGACGCGCTGACACGCGCCGGGCCCGCCTGACTGCCAGCCAATCAACTCGCGATGGAACCGCGATCACATGACTGACCAGCGTTCAAATAGCCAGGAAATGCGTCAGCGCAATGGCGGGGCGCAGAAGCTGCGGGTGCTCGACCTGTTCAGCGGAATTGGGGGCTTTCATCTGGGCCTGGAGCGCGCCGGTGGCTTTGAAACGGTCGCGTTTTGCGAGCGCAACACATGGTCAGCCAAGTCCCTCCCCAAAGGAATACCAGTTCATGCCGATGTCACATGCCTCAACGCTTCCGACGTCGGACCTGTTGACGTCATCTGCGGTGGATTTCCTTGTCAGGACGCTTCCATCGCCAACGTTGAAGGCGCCGGAACTGACGGCGAGCGCACTGGCCTTTTTCGACACATCATCAGACTTGCTCGCGATCTACAACCCGAACTCATCATCCTGGAAAACGTCCCAGAGCTGCTTAATAGAGGGTTCGGAGACGTTCTCGGAGCGTTGGCCGAAATCGGGTACGATGCGCAATGGGATTGCGTATCAGCGTCCTCACTGGGACTTCCTCACAAGCGTGAACGTCTCATTATTGTTGCCTACCCCCAATGCTCGGGACGATCGGGATCTCTGCCGGACAGGAACATTTTTGTCCGCGCGTTTGAGGCATTCGCCAAGCATGGCGACACAGTTGCTGACGGTTGGGCGGCACTGGTCCGAAGTGAGCCTGTTCTACGAGAGCGCGATGGGCTTTCCCTCACAATGGAGCGCCGGCGTCTATTCCAGTGCGGTAACGCCGTAGTCCCTCACAAGATCGAAGCCATCGGCCGCGCCATTCTCGAAGCGAGGGCCGCAGCATGACACAAGACCTCGTTGACCTCATCGCAGAGCGCACACGCGAACTTCACTACGGATCGCCCACAAGCGCTAAAGCCGCCGGCAAAGCATCCATTCGCGCCAGTAGCACTTCCTTTGCCATCCTGAAGGATCTCGCCGCAAACGGCCCCAGCACGCCGGATGAGGTTGCCGAGCGCATTGGAAAGCGCCCCGACCAGACCCGCCCGCGCTTCAGCAGCCCTCTGCTCGAAAACGGATGGATCGAGGACACTGGCCTCTTTCGCACATCAACCGCGCTGGCTGGCGAAGCTTACGTTTGCCGCATCACAGACGCAGGCCGCGCGATCATTGGGGGTGGGGAATGAGCGACGAAGCTGATCCTGTCGTGCGCCGCACTGTTTCCGAACAGCTTGGCCGGCAGCTAGAGGGCGCGCTGATCGCGTGTGCGTTTGGCAACCCTGACCTCTTGAACACGTTCGACGCATTGCCAGAGCCGGGGGACTTCCTTGCTGGCTGGAACCCGGTGATCTGGGAATGCGTGCTTGAGGCGCGCAAGGCTGGCGAGTTCAGCACAGCCCGGTTTGTTGAACACCTGAAAGCGCATAGCTTTACGGTGGAAGAGGTGAACGCTGTCATTTCCAGCGTTAGCCAGACATTCCTTTACTCGGAAGAGGTCAAGCGCGCCGTTGAGTTTCTGCGTGATCGTCGGCTTGTGCTGCGCTCGCAGACATGCGTGCAAGAGTACCTGACTGCGCTGGAACGCGAGCCTTATTACAAGGCCAGCGGAAGCCTCGACCTGCTGCAACGCCAACTGGCGGATGTGGCTGCGAACTCCACGGCGCTGGATTCCTGGCAGTTTGGAACAGACGTGTCCAACGCCATGGCGGCCTGCGTCAAAACGGGCTGGACGGACTATGACGAGATGACGGGCGGCTTTGAGCTGTCGTCTTTCGGCCTGATCGGCGCCCGGCCATCGATCGGCAAGTCTGCGGTCATGTGCAGCGTGGCGCACAATATCGCGTCGCGTGGCGAAGGCATTGGCATTTTTTCGCTGGAGATGAAGGCTTACGCCCTGCAATGCCGCATGGCTTCAGCACGCATCTACCGGCCCCGCACCGTGATCGGCGGGAACAGCGGCAATCCGTATTACGAGCCGTTCCTGAAGGGCCGGATGCCGGACGGGCCGCATCATCGCGGCATGCTGGTTGGCCTGAACGAAGTCCGAAAAATGCCGGTGGCGTTTGACGACTCCAAGGGCCTGAAGGTGTCCGACATTCGCGCCCGCGTTCGCCAGCTCAAGGCGAAGATGGAACATAAGGGCTTCCCCCTGCGTGTCGTGTTCGTGGACCACATTGGCCACGTCAGCCCCGAGAAGAACCGGAACGGCAACAAGACGCAGGAAGTGACCGACATTTCCAAGGGCCTGATGGATATGGCCGGCGAAATGGACGTGGCGGTTGTCGCCCTGGCGCAGCTTAACCGTGGAACGGAAAGCCGGGGCAACAAGCGCCCGACGCTGGCGGACCTGCGGGATTCCGGCTCGCTGGAACAGGACGCCGCGCACGTCACCTTCCTCTATCGCGGCGAGTACTACGCCGAACGCTCCAATGGATCTGACGAAGATGGTGAACGCGTCGAGCGCAACACCATGGAGCTGATCGTCGCCAAGCAGCGCAACGGCCCGGTGGGGACGGTGAAGCTGTTTTGCGAGATGGGCGCCAACGCGATCATGGACCGCGAAGACGAGTTTCAGGCGAGGGCGGCATGAGCAGGTTTTCAGCAGTCTCAAGCGCGGCTTTGGATGATAAGCGCCTATCGGGCGCCGACATTCTCGTGCTGGCTGCCCTTGGCTACCACACAGACAAAGCGGGCTGGTGCTTCCCGTCGCAAGCCACCATTGCCGAGCGTGCGCGCCTGTCCAGGCAGGCCGTGAACGACTGCATGAAACGGCTCGTCAAGTTCGGCTACGTCGAGCGCTACATCCCCGAAAGCGGCAATTTGCGGGAGATCAGATACCGCACGGTGCTGGATGGAACTAGTGCCCCTGAGGCTGTTGAGACACCACAGATTGTACCTGTCGCCTCAGATGACAGGTCACCTGTCGCCTCACACGACAGCGACTTGTCGCCTCAGATGACAGGTACTGTCGCCTCACCTGACAGGACCTGTCGTCCTACACGACACAAACAAGAACCAACTAACCAATCCAAAGAACAAGATAACACTGAAGCCCTGTTCCTAGAGGTCTGGGCGCCATGGGAACGCAACTGGTCAAAAGCCAAGATTGCCCGTCGCGGCGATGGCAAGGCCAAGACTTTTGAGCAGTTCAAGCGCAAGGCCAAGACGACTGACCCCGCCGTCATTCGCTCCGCAGCGCTTGCTTTCCTCGCCAAAGCCGATCCGGCCTTTCTGCCTGGGCTGAGCGTCTGGCTCAACAAGGAAAGCTGGGACACCGGCAACGTCGTTTCGATCGACAGCGGCAACCGCGACCCGGACTGGCCCACCGCGTTGGCCGACTGGCTCGCCAACAAGGGCTGGCCCGAAGCCCTTGGCCCGAAGCCGCACGAAGCTGGCTACCGTGGCCCGCTGGAGCCGCTGCGGCCATTGCTGGCGGGCAAGGACCCCAGCCATCCCATCGTTGCAGTCCTCATAGCCAAGCTGGCGAAGCAATCGCAGGCGGTGGCCCGATGAGCCGTGAAATAAACTCTGTCCCGACGGTCTACAACGGCATCCGCTTCCGGTCTCGGACGGAGGCCCGCTGGGCGGCGTTCATGGACGCGCTCGGGATTGGCTACGATTACGAGCCGTTCCGCTTCGCGCTTTCCGTGGGCGGATTCTACGTGCCGGACTTCTGGGTGAAGACGTTCAATGCCTGGCTCGAAGTGAAGCCAGCCAACGACTACATCCGCAAGCAGGAACGCAAGAAAGCGGAACAGTTCTGCATCGACAATCCGGGGCCGCGCTTCTGGATCAGCAACGGCCACCCGCGCGCCGTCACCGCCTACATCGAAGAAATCACGGATCTGCCAGAAGACTGGAAGCACTGCCGCATTCTTGAAAAGGCGGGCGAGCAGGGCGCGCTGATCGTGGCCCGTGAAGAAGGCGGCGAGGCAGTCGAGACGGCACGCATCCGCCGCGCGTTCATGGCTGCGCAAGCAGTCGGGGCGTTTGCCGCATGACCATCGCATCAGAAATCGCAAAACTGGAAGGAGCCGAGTAGATGAATGCCGGGCTGGGAATCCGTATCAAGGACATTCGGCAGGAAGTCGCTGCCACATTTGGTTTGACCGAGCGCGAACTGCTGATGCATACGCGCAAGCGGCACATCGCATGGCCGCGTCAGATCGCCATGGCGATGGCGCGTGAACTCACTGACCGCAGCTATCCACTCATCGTGCGCGAGTTCGGGCTGGGCGATCATACCACAGCCCTTTTCGCGGTGCGCAAGGTCAAGCAGCGCATGGCGACGGACCCGAAGTTCACTGAAGCCTATGACAGCATTCGTGAGCGTATTCTGGCGCGTCATCCTGCGCCGGTGGAGCCCGTTCTTGCTGAGCTTCCCATGCTGAAGCCCGTGCGGTTGAGCGCGACGTTCCGCGTCCAGCCGATGGAGATGGCAGCATGACCAAGTTCAACGCACGTAAAGTCACCATCGACGGCATCGACTTTGCCAGCCAGGCCGAAGGCAACCGCTACAGCCAGCTCAAGATGCTGGAGCGCGCCCGCGAGATCAAGGCGCTTGGGGTTCACCCGCGCTACCCGCTCAAAGTGAACGGCGTGACTATCGGCGTCTACACGGCGGACTTTGCGTATTTCGAGGGCGGGCGGCAGATCACCGAAGACGTGAAGGGCATTGTGACGCCCGAAGCCTCGCTGCGCATGCGCCTGTTCATGGCGCTGTACCCGACACACGAGCTTCGCATCGTGGACCGCAAAGGCAGCTGGGAGAAGTTCAAGCAGCGCGCGGTTGCGGAGGTGGCGGCATGAAGCGCGAACCTACCGAACGCGATGAAGCCATCGCCCGCATGTTCAAGGCCAGCTATTCCTATGACGACATCGCCCGCGCGCTTGGCCTGACGCGCAATCAGGTGGCTGGCGTCTGCCATCGTCGCGGGCTCAAGCGACCAGTCAAGCAGCCCATTATCAGCGAAGCCGAGCAAGCAGAGCGCGCCATCGACCAGCGCGACTTGGATATTCTCTGCGACGTAAAGGAAGGCCACAGCCGCCGCCAGATCGCCAAGCATTGGGGCGTGTCGGAATCGTTTGTTGGCCGTCTCATTGAAGCTGCGAGGGCGGCAGAATGAACCCCGGCTATGACATGGCTATGCACGCGCGCCGCAAGGAGCAGGCAGAAGCAGCGATAGAGCAGGGGCTGGGCTTTGCCCATCTTGGAGCAAAGTGGAACATCACCAGCGTGGCCGCACGCGATTGGTGCCTTAAGCGACTGACTGAGGACCAATGCGAAAAGCTTTCCGAGAACGGACGGCTGGCTGTGCATCGGACTTCGGCCAGCGTCGCAGACCGGCTTGAGCTGATCGCGCTATGCCGCCGCGCTGGCTGGACTGATGCGAAAGTAGCCCGCGCAATCGGATGCTCGCGCTCTGGCCTTTGCGATTGGCTCAAGCGCAACGCGCCGGATGGCGTGGCTGATGCTCTGCAAGATTTCCGCGATGAGGAGGCCGCCTGATGCCGTCTCCCAAGTACATGTTCGAAAAGCCCCGGCAAGACGTGGTTCCGCGTCCGAGGCAAGCGCCCAACCAGTTCTGCCGGAAGGCGACCTACGCTGGCGGCAAACTCACTGAGTGCCACAAGCCGACAGATGGCCACACCTACTGCCCCGATTGCCAGACCTATCTGGTGACGATGCTGGACCGGCCAGCGAACCAGCCAACCAAGCGCGCAAGACTTCATCCGTGGGCGGAGGAAGGTCTACAGCGCGCGCAACGAGCCAAGCGAACCGCGTAGCGTTTCAACAGACAAGGAACAGAGACAATGGCACTGATCGATGAACTCAAGCAACAGCGCGCAGAGATGGATGAGAAATATCACCGCGCCATCGCTGACGGAAGTTATTACTGCGGTAGGCTGAACGACCTCGACACAGCCATTGCCGCCCTAGAAGCTCCGGCTCAGCCACACGGTGAGCTGCGTGACGCGCCCCCCGCCGCGTCGGAGAACAGCGGGGACCAATTCACCGTGACCGCACCAACCGGCGAGACAGTCACCATCACGGTTGATGCCGAGGAAGCCGAGTATTTTACGCCCGCTCCGGCTGAAGACTTCACCCTCCTAGACCCCGCCGTCCTGCGTGATGAGCCGGATGAAGTTGAGGCTGAACCAGAAGGCTACGCGCCTGTCGTGGACGATGAGCCCGTGCTTGACGCCACCGAGCTTGCGCAAGTCACCATCGACCAGGTTCCCCCGACCGCTGAAGTCATCAAGGACGCGACCGGCCGCGCCAAGTTCGCCCTGTTCGGCGGACAGACGCACGAGGTTGTCGAGCCCTCGAACACCGAAGCCGATTTCTGGGCGCGTGCGCTGTTCCCCAAAAAGAAGGAACAGGCATGATCCGCTCCCTGTTCATCATCGCCACATGCGTAGCCGCAGCCATTGTTCTGCTGCTGGTGGTGTTTCCGTGGCTGGTCGCCTCGCTGGCGCAAGCCGTCGCGGCCATGCTGATCCTAGCGCTCATCGCCTACGCTGGCGCAGAAGCGTGGCCCCACATTCGCGCTTACCTTCAGAAGCGGAGGATCATGGAATGACGTGGGAAATAGCAGCATCGATTGCAGCCGCTGTTGCGCTCGGCGTGGCAATTGGCTGGATCGTCTGGATGATGCAGCCGGGAAAGGGCGACTAATGGGCAAGGGAGGCAGGCCGCGCAAGCACATGGCCGAGCGCCATCCCTGCGGTAAGATCATCCGCAAGGAGATGGACGAAAGCGTCTGGCCAACGGCTGAAGTCATGGAGCGTCGCAAGGCGCTTCTCGGCAGCGCCAGCGCACGGGGCGAGCTGGAGTGCCCCATTACCCTGCTGGGTTCACGCATCGACGCAGACCAGCAGCACGCAGCTCGCAAAGCCAAGCGGATCTATGAGCTGTTCGCCATGGCCTCGAGCCTGCCGCGTATCGTCTCTGGCCAGCTCCAGGATTATGTTCAGGGCTCCTGCGCCGGGGGCGGGCTGCCAGCAGACATCGCCACGGAGTATGTCGCGGCATATAATGAACTGCGCCGGGCGGTCTTGCGCGAAGTCCGCTGGCGGTTCCGCTTCAGTCCGGATCGCATGGGCGCCGCATCCCGCCAGTCATGGCGCGCGGTGCAGGAACTCGCTCAAGGCCACATGCCGCGCAACCTTGACGCACTACGGATAGGGCTCGACGCGGTTGTGGATTACTACGAGTTGAAAGATCAACGGAAAGTCGCTTGACGGGCGACGTGAATTGCACCAATTTCCGAAACCAAGAATGGCGGTTCCTTGCTCGGGAGCCGCCTTTTGCTTTTTGGGGGTCAATGTTCACCCAGCACGCGCTCCGCGCCATGGCCGACGCACGATGGATAGCGGACGCGGAGACTGAGGCCAGTCTGACCTATGTGGTGGAGTGCCTGACCCAGCCGGACCCGGACGGGACAAGCGAGCTGGAACTGCTGTACCGCACCTATCCGATCGAGAACGAGCGCAACCACATGGCGCGCAAGGCCGGGTGGCAGCATCTCCGCCGCCGGTTCCGCAATGACTACGTGTTCTTCTCGGCGGACTGCCCCGATGATGGCCGGTGCAGGTTTCATCTGGCGGTGTCCGACGTGCCGATCACGGATACGACCCCGCAAGCTCACCGCACGTATTTCCTGAATCTTCTCAAGCCTCGCGACGAGTGGATCACGCCGGGCAAATAGGCCGCAAAGCTAGTATCTGCTGCGCCGCTGATCGTCAGCGACGAGCAGCAGAACAATCCCGATCAAGCAGAACACAAACGGCGCTCCGCCTAATCCCGTCCACAGACCCCACAGCAAAAACGCAAGTCCGGCCAAACCCAGCATAGCACCCCTCCGCGCTGGCAGGAGGATCACACGCATGCCGGGCAAATGAAAAGCCCCCCGGATTTCTCCGAGGGGCTTCTGCTCAGGCTGCTTTTTTCCAGCGAATGTCAGCGAGCTGACGGCCGGGGTTCACGATGGGCGCCTTTTTTTCGGGGATGTCCCGGGCGAAGGCGTAGACCGAGCCGACGTTGAAGAGGCTGAGCGCCCCGCTCGCCGGCCACAGGGCCCACTCAGGGGCGAACTGTTCGCGAGCATTGAGCCATTCAAGGCCCATGTGGACCATCGTTGCCTCGAAGAAGAGGCAGAACGCGGTTTGCACCAGAACCACCGCTAGGGTGATCCAGGCCTGCTTCCTGATAGCTTCCTCGATACGGAGGGCTGACCGGGACAGCAGCAGCGACAGGGCGACGAAGGGCGGGGTAAGCAGCACCCCGGTCGGCACCCAGTCGAGGTTCCAGAAGCGGCACACACCGTAGAGGATGGCGGAGCCGACGAGCGTGTAGCAGGCCCAGAGTTCGAGGGCTTGCGTGGAACCGGCGGATTTCGTGTTATAGTACATTGTCAGAGGGTCCTTCTCTGGCCGGGCTCGGGTGAGGTTACCGCCTCCCCGGGCCCATCTGATTTTCAATCTGCTCTCCGGGTTTTCCCCGTGCAGTAAGGTGAATCTAGCGGCGTTCCCTAACGCTTTCGCCGTTACATCTAGCGTTATCTTTGCAATATACTTCAACTCTTCGTGAGTTCCGAAGTATTCGCCAAGTCCAATCGAAGTATTCGCAAGCAGGGGCGCTCATCTCAATTCCGGGATGAGCGCCAATCAGCATGAAAGGCGCCCCTGATGCCGCAACCACCGATGAGACTGCCCAACGGCGTAACGACGGCGGGTCCGACCGACCCGCTGGGCATGTACGGCGCGCCGGACCCGACGAAATGGCACGAGTGCTTCGATGATTTCGACACTTACGTTGCCGGTGACTGGACCATCACCAACGCCTCGTCGGGAACGATTGCGCTGACCGACATTGACGGCGGCGCCATCCTCATCACGAACAACACGTCCGACGACAACGCTGTCTTCCTCAACAAGAAGGGCGAGAGCTTCCTGCCGACGGCCGGCAAGCGGTCGATTTTCAAGGCCCGGTTCAAGCTGTCCGATGCGACGCAATCGGATTTCGTGATCGGCCTGCAGATCACCGACACGACGCCGCTGGACGTCACCGACGGGATCTATTTTCTCAAGACGGACGGCGCGGCCACGCTGGACGTGATCTGCCGCAAGAACGCAACGACGGGTTCGACTTCGGCCACGGCCATCACGACGCTGGCGAACGACACCTTCGTCACGGTGGCGTGGTATTATGACGGCGTGTCGAGCCTGAAATACTACGTCAACGACGTGCACCTGGGCACGCTGGACGCTTCCTCCACCTACCTGCCGGATACCGAGCTTACCATCAGCATTGGCCTGCAGAACGGCGAGGCTGCGGCCAAGACGGCGACGATCGACTACTACTTCGCCGCGCAGGAACGCTAGCCTTGCTGGCGATCTGCACGCCGGTTTACCGGCAGGTGGAGGCTGACTTTCTCACGTCATTGTCCCGGACCATGGAGCTTGGCGGCATCCGCTGGCTCCATGTGAAGGGGCATGCGAACCTCGCCCGGTCCCGCAATTACCTTGTCCAGGAAGCGCGGGACCGCGGCGCTGACCAGATCGTGTTCATCGACTCCGACATTGGCTGGGAGCCCGAGGCGCTTGGCCAGTTGTTCGACTGCCCGGAGGAATGCCGGGTGGTTGCCGGCGCCCCGCAGCGCCGGGATGATGGCGTGATCCGCTTCTGCTCGATGCCTGACCGCATCATGCGCAGGGAGGGTCAGTTGATCAGCGGCATCGGGGCGACCGCATTCATGCGGATCGCTGCCTCGGTGTTCGATGAGCTGGAGAGCAAGGTTCCGGCCTATGCCTATCAGGGCAAGCAGTATCCGGCTTTTTTCCAGACCCCTGTTCAGGATGGGGAATTGCTGGACGAGGACGTGTTCTTTTCGCGCCTGTGCAAGGCGAACGGGATTGAGGTCTGGCTGAACCCGGAAATCCCGCTGCGTCACTGGCATCATTCACCGCTCACCGCCGTCATGGCTGAGCACGTCAAGTTCAAGCCTCTGAGGGAGGCCGTAAATGGCTGACAACAAAAAGGTAACGCTGGCTGACGGCGTAGAGGTCAAGGCGCAATATGTGCTGAACGTCGGCGGGTCCAGCGGCAACCCTGCCGGTGATGGCTCGTCCAACACGGGAACAGTCACGTCCGTCAACGACACGGCGTCCAGCACAACGCTTCTGGCTGCCAATTCCGGTCGCTACGGCGCGACAATCTGGAACGACTCGACGGCAATCCTCTACGTGCTGCTTGGTTCAGGCACCGCCTCGGCCACCAACTACAGCGTCAAGCTTCAACCGGATCAGGGATACGAGGTTCCCTACGGCTATACCGGCATCATTGTTGGCATTTGGGCTTCCGATGCTTCCGGCGCCGCCCGCGTCACGGAATTTACCTGATGCCCATTCTCACCGGACCCTCCACATTCCGCGTTCTGGCTTCTTCCGCCGTCAAGGTGGACAAGACCGGCGACACCAACGAAACGGCGCTGGCCACGATCACCATTCCCGCCGGATCCATGGGCGCCAACGGCATCCTGCGGGTCACCACCCTGTGGACGCATACGAACAACGCCAACACCAAGACCTGGCGTATTCGCCTTGGCGGCATCAGCGGAACGCAATTTGCCACCATCGCCAGGACCACAAGCGCAACAGACGGTGACATGCGGATCATCCAGAACCGCAACAGCCAGTCATCGCAGGTAGCTTTCCCGGCCACGCAAGGCGTCGGCTTCGGCTCCAGCACCAGTGGTGTGGCTTCTGGCTCGATCGACACTAGCGCAGCGCAGGATCTTGTTCTGAGCGCCCAGCTTGGCGTTGGAACCGACACAATGTCGCTGGAGCGCTACATCGTCGAAATCCTCTATAAAGCATAACGGAGACGCACATGGCGCGCCGGACGAGCAAACCGGACGCGAAGAAGCCCGCAGGCGGAAGACCCCGGCTTTACGAGAGCGCCGAGGAGTTTGCCGCCAAGGTCGAGGCATATTTCAACAGCGAAGAGGGACAGCAGTTCCCCACGCTGTCTGGACTGTCCGTCTTTATGGACTTCAGCGACCGCGAGTCATTCTCAAAGTATGCCGACTACGGCGATCAGTTTTCCCGCACAGTAAACAAGACACGCATGCGGATCGAAGCGCACAGGCACCGCGCGCTCATCGCAAAGGACACATTCACGCCGGGTATCATCTTCGACCTGAAGAACAATCACGGCTGGAAAGACAAGCAGGAAGTGGAGGTTACGGGCAACCTCGCCGCGTTGCTCGCTGAGCGCCGGAAGCGTCGATCGTGACGGACGATGACCTTGCCCTGCTGGACTGGCTGGCAGAGTGCACACACGACCCGCTCAAGTTCGTGCTCGAAGGCTTTCCATGGGGAGAGCCGGGCGAACTGGCGACAGAGAAGGGACCGGACGCCTGGCAGGTCGAACACCTGAAAGCGATCAGGGACAGTCTGGAACGCGACCCGCACCAGCCGATCATGGAAGCGATCGCCTCCGGTCACGGTATCGGCAAGTCAGCGGATGCGGCGTGGCTGATCCTCTGGGCCATCTCGACGCATGAGAACAGCCGGGGCGTGGTGACGGCGAACACCGAAAACCAGCTTCGGACCAAGACATGGGCGGAACTGGCGAAATGGCATCGCCTGTTCATTGGCCGGCACCTGTTCAAGTTCAACGCGACCAGCATTCACGCGGCTGACCCGGCGCTGGAGAAGGAATGGCGCATTGACGCCATCCCGTGGAGCGAGCGGAACACGGAAGCGTTCGCCGGTTTGCACAACAAGGGCAAACGGGTATTCGTTCTCTATGACGAGGCGTCCGCTATCCCCGACATCATCTGGGAGGTCACCGAAGGCGCGCTGACGGACGAGGGTACGGAAATCCTGTGGCTGGTCAGGGGAAACCCGACGCGGAACACGGGCAGGTTTCGTGAGTGCTTTGGCCGGTCCAAGCACCGCTGGCGGACCAAGCAGATCGACAGCCGCACGGTGAAGATCACCAACAAGGACCAGATCCAGCGATGGATCGATGACTACGGCGAGGATTCGGACTTTGTGCGGGTCAGGGTGCGCGGCGTGTTCCCGCGTGCTGGCTCGATGCAGCTCATATCGGGCGATGTGGTCGAGGAAGCCCGCAAGCGGCGGATCGAGGCGAACCCGACGGACGCGATTGTCCTGGGTGTGGACGTTGCCCGCTACGGGGATGACCAGAGCGTCATCGCCATCAGGCAGGGAAGGGACGCGGCGTCGCGGCGCTGGCGGCGATACCGGAACCTGAACACGATGCAGTTGGCGTCCGAGGTCCACAAGATCGCCTGCGAGCTTCGCGCCGATGCCATCTTCGTGGATGGAACAGGGGTAGGCGCTGGCGTGGTTGACCGGCTGGAACAGCTCAATCTGCCAACAGGGTGCATGGTGTTCGAGGTCAACTTTGGCGGCCAGCCTGACGCGCAATGGGCAGGTGACCAAGCCCGCATGGCCTACAAGGTCGATGAGATGTGGTGGAACATGGCGCAATGGCTGAAGCGCGGCGCCATCCCGGATGAGCAGGAAATCGAGGACGATCTGATCGGACGCGAATACGGCTACACGACCGACAACGCGATCCGGCTGGAGAAGAAGGAAGACATGAAGAAGCGCGGGCTTTCCTCGCCGGACAATGCCGACGCGCTGGCGCTGACCTTTGCGTATGCCGTTGCCCCGAGGGCAAGCGAATACGCGGCTTCCGAGCATGACATGCACCGGCGCGCACGCAGCCGCGATCAAGCAACAGGCTACTGATGATCCAGCCACTTGAAGAGTTCGACCCGATGAGCCCCGACGGTTCACCGGCTCACGAGGGTATGGAAAGCCCGGAGCTGGAGAACCAGGAGCAGGCGCAGGGCGATGATGACTACGGCGATGCGCAGGTGTTGCCGCTTGAAATGATCGCCATGCAGGGCATTGACCTTGCCATGGTGCTGGATGATGAAGCGCTGGGCAAGATCGCCAACCAGTGCGTCGAGACCTTCGAGCGCGACAAGGCTGACCGCGCCGAATGGGAAGGCGAATACGATGCCGTGATGGCCATGGTCTCGGGCGAACGGACGCCGAAGTCCTTCCCGTGGCCCGGCGCTGCCAACGTCAAGTATCCGCTGATCATGACTGCGGCGCTGCAGTTTGGCGCCCGGGCTTATCCCGCCATTGTGCGTGGCCGGGACGTGGTGAAGATCGCCCTCAATGGCGATGACCCGGACGGCCAGAAGCGCGCCCGCGCCGATCGCGTCGCCGCTCACATGAACTGGCAACTTCTTGAGGAGATGCCGGAATGGGAAGAGGAAACGGACAAGCTGGTCCACATGCTGCCGGTGACGGGCTGCATGTTCCGGCAGGTGATCTGGGATGCGACGTATTCGCGGCCCAAGACCTCGCTGGTGAGCGCCAAGGATCTGGTGGTGAGCCAGAGCGCCAAGGACCTTGAAACCGTCCCGTGCTTTGCCAAGACGTTCGACCTGTTCCCGCATGAGATCATCGAGCGGGTCAGGGCCGGGCTCTACAAGGACCAGCTCGACAAGATCAAATGGACGGATGAGGAGAAGACCAAGGCGGAGGACATGCTGGAATGTCACTGCCGGTACGATCTGGACGAGGACGGGTACGACGAGCCCTATATCGCGATTATCCACAAGGAGAGCCGCTCGCTGCTGAGCCTGAAGGCGGGCTTCTGGCCGAAGGGCGTGGAGCGCGGGCCGGACGGCAAGGTGATGCGCGTCCGCCGGCATGTGGAGTTCATCAAGTACGGGTTCGTGCCTGACTTCCGGGGCCGGTTCCTTGACGTCGGATTCGGCCATCTGCTGGGCGAACACAACAAGATCATCAACACGACGATCAACCAGCTATTCGACGCGGCGACGGACCAGAACGCGGGCGGCGGGTTCATCGGCAATGGCACGTCCATGAAGGGCGGGGCGCTGGAGTTCCAGCCTGGCGAGTGGAAGATGATCAACGCGCCGGGCGGCAGCCTGCGGGAGAACATCGTCCCGCGTCCGACATCGCAGCCGAGCCCCGTGCTGTTCGAGCTATTGGGCATCATGGTTGAGGCAGGCAAGGAAGTCGCCTCGATCCGTGACGCTCTCACCGGAGAGGCGAAGGCCAATCAACCCGCAACCACAACGCTGGCAATCATCGAGCAGGGGCTGCAGGTCTTCTCCTCCATCTACAAGCGCATCTACCGCGCCTTGGGCAAGGAACTCGGGCTGATCTTTGAGCTGAACAGCGCGTACCTGCCGGACCAGCAGTATTTCACGGTGCTGGACAACCAGCAGGCAATCGCCAAGCAGGATTATGATCTGGAAGGCCGCGACGTTCGCCCTGTGGCTGACCCGTCGGTGACGACGAGCGCGCAACGTCTGGCCAAGGCGCAGTTTCTTGGCTCGTTCGTGGGCGATCCGCTGCTGGACCAGCGCGAAATCCGCCGCCGCATGCTTGAAGCTGCCGAGATCGAGGACATCGAGAAGCTGCTGCCGCAACCTGGCCCGCAGGACCAGATGCAGATGGCGATGCAGATGGAAGGCGCACACGCCGAAATCGAAGAGAAGAAGCAATCGGCGTTCCAGAAGAACGCGGACGCCAACAAGAAGATCGCGGAGACCGAGAAAATCCGCATGGAGACGGCCATCCGGCCGATTGAGGCTGCAGCCGGCGTGGATGCGCAGGACAAGCAGCAGGACCTGAACGCGAGGAAGCAGGATGGCGCCGACAGAAAGCAGGAGTCGGATGAGCGACTCCGCGAAAGAGAGATGGGAGGAATGGCTATCCCTCCCGGAAACGGAGGCCCTCAAGACGGCCTTCAAGCGCCGGGCGCAATTCCTCAAATCCCGATGGGCGGACAGCCTGTTCAACCACCCGGTGGACCCGCAGTCGGGGGATTACCCGGACCTCAGGGCCAAATCCCAAGTGTTTGAGGAGCTTAGCCAACTGAACGTGAGCATGATCGAGGAGCTGATGAACTATGAGTGAGAACACGACCGGAATCGAGCCGACGGAGTTCAACGTGCTGGTGCGGCTGGACCGGACCAGCGGCAAGATCGGGAGCCTTTACGTTCCCGACGAGAAAAAAGACCGCGACCAGGCGCTCAACATCTATGGAACGCTCGTGGCCGTTAGCCCGCTGGCGTTCACATATGATGACTGGAAGGGTGTTGATGAACACCACATTCCGAAGGTCGGCGAGCGCGTCATCATCGCGAAGGGCGCCGGGCTCTACATCACGGACAAGGAAAGCCCGGATGGCGAGTTCTACCGCCTGATCAAGGACAAGGACGTCGCGGCCATCGTGCGCACGCCCAAGAAGGCCAGCAAGGCGGCCTGAACCCCATGAGCACCGAAAGAGAATACGAAGCCGGGACCGAACTGGACCCGGAGGCGGAAGCTTTTGCCGAAAAGGAAGCTGCTGCCGAGGAAGCCCCGGAGCCGCGCAAGGAACGGGTACGCGAACCTGACTTTGACGCCAGCGCGCCGAAGCAGGAAGCAACGCCTGATCCCGACGAGGAGCGCGCCGCCCGCATGGGCTGGGCTCCCAAGGAGCAATGGCGTGGCCCGCCGGATAAGTGGGTGGACGCCAAGACGTTCGTGGAACGCGCGAACCCGGCTATTCTGCTGGAACGCATGGACAAGATGGCGCGGGAGTTCGACGAGAACTCGAAGCGTCTGGAGCGGATGAACGCCCGGGCGCTTGAGCGCCAGCAGGCCGAGTTCCAGCAGCAGATCGAGGACATGCGCCGCCAGCGTGACGAGGCGGTGATGCAGCGGGCGCAGAACGGCGACATCGCCGGCGCCCGGCAGGTTGCCCAGCAGTGGGACAACCACATCAACCAGACCGTTGCGAACAACACGAGCAGCGATCCGCCTGACACCGAAGCCTCGACCCGTTCGTGGATGCAGGCCCACCCGGAGTTCGCCTCGAACCGGCGCTTTGCCGCAGCGGCGACGGCTGAACTGGACCAGGTGATCAAGGACATGGGCAACCGGCCCGGCGTCACCTACGCGGATTTCTATGCCGAGCTGGACAAGCGCCTGGCCGAGGACTTCCCGCACGTCTACCAGAAGCAGCAGGGCCAGCAGAAGCCTGCGGCCAACGGAGCGCCGCCGCCTGACATGCGCCAGATGGACGGCGTGCGCATCAGCGCCAAGAAAACCACCAACTATGCCAGCCGCCTGCCGGCCGCCGCCCGCGCACAGGGCGAGCGTTTCGTGAAGCAGGGCGCATTCAAGGACCTTGAGTCCTACGCGAAGGATTTCTTCAATGACAACTGAGATGAACGAGCCGCAACTGCCGCCCGCGCCGACGCGCGCCCGCCGTGGCCGTCCGCCCAAGGCTGAAGCTGCCGCCGTCGAGCGTCCGCTGGACAACCAGAACGAGGTCGAGGAAGCCCCGCGCGTGCGGGCGACCCGTGCGGAGGCGACGCAGCGTGAGCGCCGGCGCCGTGGCTCGAACGACGCCACCTCGGACATGAAGCTTGGATTCAGGTTCAAGCCTGACCCGAACTATGAATATCGCTGGATCAACCACGGCGTTGATGGTCAACGCATCAAGGACAAGACCATCGACGACGACTGGGACATGGTTTCGTCAGAGGGTGAGCAAACCTCTGACGTCGGAACGGCCTTGCGCCGTGCAGTCGGGCAAAACGCGAGCGGCCCGATCTACTCCTACCTCTGCCGCAAACCGAAGGATTGGCACGAGGCCGATCAGAGGCAGTAGCAGGAGC